CAAGATACAGAAATTGACAAAAAACTATGGGGTAATAATCAACCAACAGAGAGAACCAGAAAATTCCAAGCTGTTACTGTAAGATGTAGAGTGTGCGGAAAGACTGAACAAGTAAGCCCATCGTTGATTGAAAGCCAGGAAAGATATAAATGCAATAGATGTGCGGGAGCGTCAGGTTAATGTTAAACGACCCATCAGCAGAAAGAGCGGTACTTGCGGGTATTTTTTCTTATGGAGAAAATGCTTATTTAGAAATATCGGATATTATTACAGAATCTACATTTACTATTGATAGTAATGTGATTATCTATAAGTGTCTCAAGCACTTATGCGAAAAAGGTTCAGAAGTTGATATAGCCTCTGTATATTCTGTCGCAGAAGAACTGGAGGTGTCTACTATCCTGCATAAAAAACAAGAAGCACAGCATCTAAGAGCCATTATAGATTTCCCTGTTAATTTTTCTAACATTAGAAAATTTGCTGGTAAAATTCGTAAACTTGAAGTAGCAAGACTTTTAAGAAAACAACTAGAACTAGCACAGGATAAACTATTAGACATAAATGGTTCTGAATCGATTGGTTCTATTCTCGCAATTGCAGAAGATACTGTATTTAATTTTACTAATCTACTTAATGATAGTGACGAGGCTCCGCATCATATTGCTAGTGATCTAGAAGAATATATCAAAGAACTAGAAGAAAACCCAATAGATCAAGTTGGTATACCTACTGGATTTCCTATCTATGACCATGCTATTGGTGGAGGGCTTAGAAAAGGAACTGTTAATGTTATAGGAGCAAGACCTAAAACTGGTAAGACACTACTATCAGACAACATGGGTTATCATATTGCTTCTAAAGGTATTCCTGTTTTAAATATGGACACAGAAATGGCTAAACAAGACCATATTCATCGGGTTTTAGCCATGATGACAGAAACAGAGATTGGAGATATTGAAACTGGTAAGTTTGCTGACAACCCAGATAAATACAATAAGATTACAAATGCCGTTCAACAACTCAAGAAAACTAATATGTATTACAAAAGTATTGCTGGAAAAGCTTTTGAAGACCAAATTAGTATTATGAAGAGATGGCTAGTTAAAGAAGTAGGCTTAAATGATGACGGAACAGCAAAAGACTGTGTTATATTTTATGATTACCTAAAACTGATGGACACAGCAGGAATGAGCCAAGACTTGAAGGAATACCAAGTATTGGGCTTTATGATGACACAGCTACACAATTTTGCGGTCAAGTTTAAAGTTCCTATCGTAGCATTCATCCAATTAAACCGAGACGGCATAACGAAAGAAAGCACAGACTCAGCAAGTGGTTCTGATAGAATTATTTGGTTATGTTCTAACTTTACTATTTTTAAGCGGAAAAGCGATGAAGAAATAGCGGAGGACGGAGCAGCAAACGGTAATAGAAAACTAGTACCTCTAATTGCCAGACACGGAGGAGGGTTGGATGATAACGACTATATCAACTGCAATATGAAAGGTTGGTGTGCCAAGATTACAGAAGGTAAAACAAGACTAGAATTGGTTAATAACGCTCAAAGTAAAGACGAAGGGTTTGTAGTTGATGAAAACGATGAAGAAATCATCCCGTTCAATTGATCAGAATAAACTCAAGATTCTATGTGACATAGCATGTGATGATATAGAATCATTACTAGAATATTTTGATATTGAGTTCAAAAACAACGGGAAAATGATAACGATGTCATGTCCAATACACGGTGGAGATAATCCATCTGCTGTTAATCTATATCCAGAAGGAGAAACATACAGAGGAAATTGGAAATGTAGAACGCATAACTGTGAAAAACATTTCAAGTCCTCTATCATAGGTTTTGTCAGGGGTGTACTAAGTCACCAAAAATACAACTGGGAAAAGTCTGGAGATAGGTTTGTGAGTTTTCAAGACGCACTAGATTTTTTAACAACGTTTACTAACAAAGATTTAAATAGTATTCGCATCTCTAATGCAGATAGAAATAAACAAAGTTTTACAACAGTGGTCGGATATGTTAATAAAAAAGAGTCCCAGATTGAGTCTAAAGTAACAAGGAATCTCGTATTAAAGTCTTTAGATATTCCATCACAATATTTTCTAGAAAGGGGATATTCACCTGAAGTATTAGTTAAATACGATGTAGGTTTTTGCAATAATCCCAATAAACCTATGTATTGTCGTGCTGTGGCTCCTGTATACGACAACGAGCATAAATACCTTATTGGTTCTTCTGGCAGAAGCATTTTTCCTGTGTGTGAAAGGTGTAAGTCCTACCATGATCCCAAGCAAAGTTGTCCAGATCAACAAGATAGATGGAGATATAGTAAATGGAAACACAGTGCTGATTTTAAGTGTCAAAATGTTCTATATAATTTTTGGTTTGCTAAAGAACATATCCTCAAAACAGCCACAGCTATTATAGTGGAGAGTCCAGGGAATGTCTGGAAATTAGAAGAAAATGATATTCATAACAGCGTAGCTATTTTTGGGTCTTCTTTGAGCGACAGGCAAAAAATACTACTAGATAGTAGCGGAGCTATGAATATAGTGGTTCTTACAGACAATGATGAAGCTGGTAGAAAAGCAGCAGAACAGATCAAAGAAAAATGTAAGAATACTTACAATGTCTATGTTCCAGAATTTTCAAAAGGAGATATAGGGGAGATGACAAGCGAAGAAATCAATCAACAAATTAAACCAATACTGGAGAACATTACATTATGACTAAAATAATTTGTTTCGCTGGAAGAAAACAATCTGGTAAAACTACTCTTTGTAATCAAGTTTTGAATTTTATTTACGATTTGGAAAGACTTGAAGACTTTTCAACTATCTATAATTTTGCCGATCCTCTTAAAGATCTTTGCATAAATATTCTTGGTCTTACATTTGATCAATGTTATGGAAACGACGAACAAAAGAACGAACTAGTAAACTGTTACAGAAACAGTGAACAGATGACTGCTAGAGAAGTTTTACAAGTTGTTGGTACTGACTTTTTCAGGAGTATCCAACATAATGTGTGGGCTGATGCTACTATTCGGAGAATCCAACAAGACAATGCACCCGTCTCTTTGATTGGAGATTGTAGATTTCCCAACGAAGTAGAGGCAGTGAAAAGGGCTGGTGGTACTGTTATCAAACTAACAAGGAATATTTATAACTCTGATCATGCTAGTGAAACAGCATTAGACCCAGAGAATTATGATCCATCTAATTTTGATTTAGTAGTAGATAATCAGCATTTGACCATTGAAGAACAATGGCATGTAGTTCTTAGATGGCTATTAGAGAACAAAAAACTATGATAATAACTTATTTAAGAAGCTCTAGTTATGGCACACATTGCATGTGTGAACAACAATATTTTATTGAGTACAATCTGGGTATTCGCAGTCCATCAAATCAAAAGGCAGATAAAGGGACTATTGTTCATAAGGTCATGGAAATATTGGCCGAGCTATCTGTTGCGGCATCGAAGGGCGAGATATCTATAGAAGACGAAATATGTGGACAAATATCTACTATAGATCATAATATAGAAAAATTAACCGAACAGGTATACGAGTATTATACTGGTAAATTCTCACATCATAATTGGAAGCCATTAGATCTAAAACATTGCAAGCAATGGGTACAAAAAGCAATAACAATACAAAATGGTAATTTTGATCCTAGAAATCAAAAAATTATTCAACCAGAGCAGCATTTTGACATAGAGATTAAAAAACCTTGGGCATATTACGATTATGGAGAGGGGTTAAAAGGACACTTAGCCATTAAGGGAACTATAGACCTAATTACTCAACCGAATGAAAATACTGTTGAAATCATTGACTATAAAACTGGAAGAAGATTAGATTGGGCTACGGGCGAAGAAAAAACCTTTACGAAACTGGAAAAAGATCCGCAATTAAGATTGTATCATTATGCTGTTAGTTTACTTTACCCAGAAGTAGATCACATCATTGTCACAATATATTTTATCAATGATGGAGGTATTTTCAGCATGAATTATGATAAGTCACAAATACCAGAGACTGAAGATATGATAAGAAGAAAATTTCAAGAAATTAAAGGTTGTACAAGACCAAAATTAAGCAAATCCTGGAAATGTACAAAATTATGCCATTTTGGGAAAAACTATTTCAATAATCCGGAGATAGAATATAGGAACAACGAAAGAACTCCACACGGATTGCCGATGGTTATGTGTGAAGAAATACGACATTCTATTGATCTGATAGGAATGAAGAGCACTATTGACAAATACAAGGCTGAAGGCTATAATGTAGGAAAGTACAAAGCACCAGGAAGCGTAGAATGAATAAATATATACCATTGCATGTGCATTCTCATTATAGTCTATTAGATGGTTTAAGTCAGCCAAAACAAATAGCCAAAAGAATAAATGAGATTGAAGCAACAGCATGTGCTCTAACGGATCATGGAAACATAGCTGGGCATATTCAATTTCATCAGGTTATGAAAAAAAATGGCATTAAGCCTATTCTAGGGTGTGAGCTGTATATTTGTGAAGAAAGTCCAAAATTAAAAAACAAAGACAACAGCAAACTGTCTCATATGCTCGTTCTAGCCAAAAACTACCAAGGATGGCTTGATCTTATTAGGATTGTTAGCGAATCAAACAAACCAGAACACTATTATCATAAGCCGAGGTTAGATCTTGAAACACTATCAACTTTCACTCAAAACAATCTTATCTGTATTACTGGTCATCTTGGCTCTACCCTTTCTAATGCAATTTGTAGAGAGGATAAGATTATTAATGACTATTCTAATGTTGGAGTGGCCTATGTGAATAGGCTAAAAGAAGTTTTTGGTTCAGAGAATGTCTTTCTTGAGTCTCAATTAATGGATTCTGAAAACAATCCTATACAGAAAGATTTGTCCGATTCAATTACGGATATAGCGAATAAATGCAATGTTAAAGTTATTGCTACCCCAGACGCTCATTATGCCAGGAGAGAGGATGCAGACGATCAGAGGATTCTTCTATGCAATAATCTGAAAACGACAATACCAGAAATTAGTAGAAAATTAAGCGTAGGAGAAGAGGTTCCTGTCGAATGTTTTTTCTCTTCTAATAATTTTCATATACTCTCACAAGAAGAGATCAACTCCCTACATAAAGAAGAGCATATCGCTAATACCAACTTAGTAAACGATATGATAGAAGACTTCGATATTTTGAGCAAGCCAAAATTGCCACCGTTTGAATGCCCAAACGGATATGATCCGGATGAATATCTTAGAGAGCTTTGTAGGAGTGGATGGAGAAGTAAAATTCAGAATCATGTCAGCAAAGATTTGCATAATGGATATACTGATAGAATTAAATATGAGCTAGATGTGTTGCAGGGTGCGGGCTTGTCGAGTTATTTTCTTATAGTACAGGATATAGTTGGGTATGTTAATGAACAAAAATGGCTGCCAGGACCAGGAAGAGGGTCTGCTGCTGGGTGTTTGGTATCGTATCTTATCGGTATTACAAGCATCGACCCTATCAAGTACAATCTTTTGTTTGATCGTTTTTATAATGCTGGTCGCAATACTGCCGATCATATTTCTATGCCAGACATTGATGTGGATGTCCCGATTGACAAACGAGAAGATATTATTGAGTACATTAAAAGCAGATACGGCAAGGACAAAGTAAGTCAAATGATTACTTTTAATACAATCAAAGGTAGGGGAGCGTTAAAAGACGTATTGAGGGCATATGGCAATATTTCATTTGAAGAAATGAACATAATCACTAAAAATATTCCAGACGAAGCAAAAATTGCTGATGAACTACAGCAAATGAAAGAAGACACTGGAGAGGCATCTATTATTAGATGGGCATTAGAAAACAATCCAGATAAACTTAAAGAATGGTGTTTTATCGGAAAAGATAATAAACTAGAGGGACCACTTGCAAAAAGATTTGAACAGGCTATTAGATTAGAGGGCACTAAATCCAACCAAAGCAAACATGCTGCTGGAATAGCCATTAGTTCTCAACCATTAGACCAAACGTGTCCTATGGTTTACGACACTAAAAACAAACAAATGATAGCGGGCATGGAAATGCAGGACTTAGAAAGTATTGGTGTTATTAAGTTTGATATATTGGGTATTGCGATGTTAGATAAGATTATGAATATCTCAGAAATACTAAAAGAAGGAGTCAAAAGATGAAACAAGTAACTTTCGGAAGTGTAGAAAATGGAACAACCTTAGTTTATAATGGAGAAGAATACATAAAGCTTGATAAGGTTAAAATTTCTTGTTGTAGATTCACAAACGCACAATCTGTGTCAAATTCTTCAAATAAAATCGGAATTAAGGATGGGGAGATCGTAGAGGTATCTGAATGAACTATAACAAAATTTGCGTTTTTGATTTTGAAACAGATGGGACTGATCCGGAGGAATGTAGTCCAGTGCAATTAGCTGCAATTATGGTAGACCCTATTAATTTAGAAATTATACCAAATTCCGAATTTAGTTGTAATTTTAAACCAGAGGTTATGGAAAAAGATGAAAAGTATGAATATACAACCGATATTTTAGATTTTCACGCAAAAGTAAAGGGCTGTTCAAAAGAAGATGTGTATAAAGAATGGTCAGAATATCCTAACCAAAAGGTTGCTTGGAAAACATTTATTGATTATCTAGATAAATATCACACGAGATCAACAAAGAAAAGTCAGTTCTCTGCGCCAATTGCTGCTGGATATAACATATATAGGTTTGACCTTCCTATTATACAAAGACTCAGTAGAAAATACAAAAATACTAATAAAGAAGGTAATTCTAATGTGTTTTATCCTAGAGATGTAGTTGATATGATCAATCTAGTTTTTTATTGGTTCAACAATAATGACGAAGTAAAAAGCTATAAATTAGATGCTCTGAGAGATTATTTTGGAATCACAAAAGACGGCGCCCATGATGCTATAAAAGACGTTAAAGATACAGCTGATATTCTGATTAGATTCATGAAGCTTCACAGAAATCTTGCTGAAAAAATCAAGTTTAAAGGCGCATTTAAATGAGTAAAAAGCTTGTAATAAAAACAGTAGCGAGAACCATAATATATCAATTTTTACTTTTGTGGGCAGGATTTTGTGTTGGATTTATGCTGAATCCAGAATATTGGGGAAATCGAGCTCCTATCGTTCAAAGGTCTATGAGCCATATTTTTTGGCCTAAAGAATATGATAAAAATGTAGAAGAGTTTTGTATTAACATTGCTAGATCTAGGATCTTTTTTGAAACATCAGCAGAGTGTCCAGGCTTTACAGATTTTCAGATTATGGAGGATAGGATGGAATCAGACGAATGGTATTCTGCAAAATATCAGTATAAAAACTCAGACGGTAAATTAATAAAGGTTGATAATTATAGCACCACAGTTAATTGGAAACCTTGGGAACTAGATTATCCACAACCAAATGAAAAAATCTCAGATAGTTATGAGGATTTTTAGGCAATCCTAACACAATTCTAACATTAAATACATTGCTATTATGATGCCGCATGGGTATAATTATAACATCAGGCTACGTTAACCTACCTATATAAACAAAGGACTTAATAAATGAAAAGAAAAGGCTTTACTCTCGTTGAACTACTAGTTGTGATCGCTATTATTGGTGTTCTTGTTGGTCTTCTTCTTCCAGCAGTTCAATCCGCTAGAGAAGCAGCACGAAGAGCTAATTGCATGAGCAACATGCGTCAATTTGGATTGGCTGCACATAATATTGAGAACGGTACTCAGAAGTTTCCAGCAGCATGTTGGACAATTGATACTATTGATCCATCTGTTACGCCAATTCCACCATCGGATAATCCAGCCAGAACAGAGAGATCATGGAGAGTTGATCTTCTACCATATATGGAAGAGTCTGCACTAGCAGATAATTATGATAAGAACTACCATTGGTGGGAAGGTCAGAATCTTATTGTAGCACAGCAGCAAGTTAAAGTGTTCCAATGTCCATCAAATAGTTATGATGGATCAGAATGGACAAGTTTTCCAGATGGCCCATCAAGAGACTCAGACTCTACTGCACCAGCACTAAATACTGGTGTACCATTTGGTCGTACAGATTACGAGGTATTTACTGGAGTTAAAAAGAAAGTTCTTGATCCAGATCCATACGCAAATGAGGGTCCAGAAGCACAAGGAGCATTGCTTAAAGATCGTGTAACTAGCATTGGTCAATTTAGAGATGGAACAAGTAAAACTCTATTAATTGTAGAATGTTCATCAAGACCAACATGGGTTCAAGGTACTCCTCCACAAGTAGTTGATGGAGTTATTAATCAATGTCTAGGTTGGGCAGATAGTCTTGGTCCATTTAAGCTACATCCGATTGATGCGAATGGTAATAAGGGTGCCGCTAGGAACACTGGTTTTCCTATGAATAAAACCAATAATGGAGAAGCATTCTCTTGGCATCCTGCTGGAAT